ACATCTTATGATCATCGTCAATAAATGTGATTTCAATGTTACTACAATTCATGACGCTTTCGGCTGTCTCCTGGCTGATATGTCAATATTATACAAAGTAGCTAGGGAAGCCTTTGTTGAATTGTATGAGAAAGAACCATTGTTTAATTTGCTGGAACAGTTAGGTGTTTCCAGAACAAAAGCACCAAGAGGGCGATTTAACATTAGAGAAGTGCTTGAGTCCCCTTTCAGTTTCTCTTAAGGAGAAAATTATGAAAATTTATAACAACTTCTATGAGATTGATTATAATCGATTTACAGAGGTGTACCACGAAGGTGTGGCATTGATGTACAGTATATACGCTGAGGAACTTCTAAATAAGGATGAATTATTTGATCCGTGTGGTTTTATCCATATTCTAGAAGGTTCTGAAGACATGGAGATACTACCATTTGATATTATGGTGGATGATGCCTATTTTCTACCTAGTGGTAACTGGGCGTGTGTATGGTATGCCAATAATAACAGTGGTGGTCCCTCTTATTACATTCCTAAACACTTGTTCACTAAAGAATTGAAGACGTATATACAACAAAGAGAAAAACCTATCGATTCCCAGTTTAACCGTGTAATTGGGATTTACCCACAAGTCTAAAGGAGATGCAGAATGGCTGGAAAAGGACGTACAGAGATATTTAAAGATTGTGAATTTTGGTTTGCCAGACTTCATCCGGACAGGCCCAACAAAAAGTTCAGCAAGACTAATCCTACGTGGGAGGTGCAGGTCAGAACTCACGACATCGATCAGGCTAAGAAATGGAAAGCTGCGGGATTGTTGGTAAAAAAGGATGAATATGAAGGTGACAACTTTTATCGGACTACCATGGTACGTCGAAACTATAATGAAGAGGGAAAAGAAAATGAACCACCACGTGTGGTCACTGGAGATTTGAAACGTATTGAAAATCCTGACATTATTGGTAACGGTTCTAAAGGCTCTGTAAAACTCTATTTATATCCCAGCGACCAAGCCAAAACTGGAACAGGACATGCTCTTCTTGCAGTCCAAGTCACATATCTTAAAGAGTATTCTGAAAATGACTTTGAAGAAGAAGAATTCGTTGTGGAAGCACACAAGAGTCTAGATGATGACTTTTCTCCAAAATCAAAACAAAAACAAAAAGATAACCTTGATGCTCCCTCAACAAAATCCAGACCCAAGTCTGAACCTAAGCTTGAAGAAGATGACTTTACAGAGTCTTATGATGATGATGATGATATACCGTTTTAATTAATAAATTAAAAGGACCACTTCGGTGGTCCTTTCTTTAAAGGAGAAGATATGTCTAAAAATCCAGCAATCAATCCTAACCATTACCAAATGTTTCAGGTTACTCCGAAAGGAGAGACTTTGCAATGGATAGAGTCAAAACAAGGTTCTGGTAAGTTAAAAGATCCAGAACTGTTTAAAGCTGCTATTTTGCTTCAAATCAGTAAATACTTGGATAGAACTGGTAAAGATGACGAGTTACAAGAATATGAGAAGGCGTTGTGGTACATGAAATTTCTGGTAGCTTTTATAAAAAATGGGAATAATCCTATTTTAGTAAGGGATATAGAAAGGCTCCTTAACATGGCAGAGCCAGCGCCATTGGAGGAAAATGATAAGATATGAGAGAGCATGCTGAAGACATTATTGCTGTGGAAACTTTCAAAAAAGTGATGCTTTCTAAACTAAAAGAAAATTTAGAAAAGCCTGGGTGGCGCTCATTATCAAAACAATATCTCTTTTTTCTTTTATTGCAAGAAGTGATAGAATTGTATGAAGCTTTGGAAATTACAGAAATGAATAAAGCAAAAATTCAAAGAGAGGCTGCTGACGTGGCAAATTTTGCCATGATGATTTCTGACAACATGGAGAATGTATGGAGTCAGTATGGAGTTGAAAGGTGAATATGTCTTTGATATAGAGACAGATGGATTATTAGATACTTACACTAAGATGCACATTCTAAGTGCACATAATCGAATTTCTGGAAAGACGAGGAGTTTTCATGGTGAATCTATTGAACACTGGCTACCATATTTTAAAAAGGCCAAAAAACTTATAGGACACAATATTATTGGTTTTGACCTAATAGTTTTAAAAGAATTATATGACTTTGTACCACATCCTGACACGGAGATTGTAGATACTTTAATTTGGTCTCAAATCCTTAATTATAAACGTTTCGGAAATAAAGGACATTCTTTGGAAGTGTGGGCAGAGGCTTTTAATATGAAAAAGCCTTCTATAGAAGATTGGTCTGAACTCAATGATAACATAATTAATCGCTGTGAAACAGACCTTAAAATTAATACTAAGATGTATGACAAACTTCTTAAAGAGGTTGCTATTATTTTTGAAAAGAAACCAACGATAAAGACTTATTTAAAGGCAGAACATCGAGTATCAGAATGGAACGCGCTCGGTTCCCACCACGGTTGGCCTTTTGACTTAAAAGCTGCTAAAGAACTCCATAAGAAGTTGGACTTAGTACTGGAAGAATCTAAAGAAAAAATCATACCGATTCTTGGTATGAAGTGTGTACCTAAGGATAAAAAGAATGGTGAAGTGGAAGTTAAATCTCCAAAATGGACTAAGAAAGGTTACTATAACTCTCACACTGCTGGTTGGTTTGGTGTAGATCCTATCTCAGGGCTGGATGATGATGATCTCAACAAACTTCCTTTTCATCGAATGATCAGAGGGGACTACTGTAGAGTGGAGTTTAAACCTCTCAGTCTGAGTAGTGTGGCAGATGTTAAGTTGTTTTTATTTCGTCACGGTTGGGTTCCAACAGATTACAATTATAAGTTTGAGGGGAGGAAGAAAATAAAAACCTCTCCCAAGATAACAGAAGATTCCTTAGAACTGCTGAAAGGCCACGGGCAATTGTATAAGAGGTATACCGTAGCTCAGTCCAGATATGATATATTGACAGGTTGGCTTGCCAAGGTAGATGAAAACAGCAGGCTTCACGGAGATGTCATGAATATAGGAACGCCCAGCATGCGTTCAAGACATTCTGTAATTTGTAACATTCCCTCTCCAAATGCTGAGTGGGGTCCTGAGTTTAGGAATTTATTTGGAAGTTTACCTGGATGGACTTTAGTGGGTTGTGACTCAGTGAACAATCAAGCACGAGGTCTGGCACACTATTTAAAAAATGATGAATATACCAATGAATTACTTCATGGTGATAATCACGCAAAGAATGCTAAAATCCTCACAAACATTCTCAGAAAAATGAGAGTTAGGGCGCCAAAACTGTACGCAGAGGACGAAAACGGTGAACAGGTATGGACTGGTAAGTACGGTGTCAGTCGACCTCAGGCTAAACGAATTATTTACGCCTTTTTATTTGGTGCCGGTGGTGGTAAGCTTTGGAGCTACATTTTTGGCTCCTCTGACGACGAGTTGGGAGCCACTCTGAAAGAAGAATTCATTAAAGCTGTGCCTGGATTTGAAGGTCTTATTAAGAAATTGTCCATAATTTACAATAAAACAAAAAAAGACGGGTTTCCTAATATTCCTTCCATTGTGGGTAATAAAATCTATATTGACTCCCCTCACAAGCTCTTAGTGTATCTTTTACAGTGTCTGGAAAAGATTACATGTGCCTGTAGTTGCATGGTATGTATGGAGCGTCTTATAGAAGAAGAGATTCCATTCATTCCCCTTATCATGTATCATGATGAGATTGACTTCATGGTACCAGATGAATACGCTGACAGAGCATCAAGGATAGGTGCCATCTCTTTCAAAGAGGGTCCTGAACTTGTGGGAGTGTCTATTATGGATGGAAGTGCTAAGACAGGCAAAACTTGGTTAGATATCCACTAAGGAGAAGAAATGATAATGCTCGTTGACGGGGACGTTCTGTGCTATAATGCGTGTAAGCCGCGTTGGCAGGAGAAGGTCAAAAATAACACAAATATGATTCATTTAGATGAGGAGGGAAATCAAATCCCTCTAGTGTTTACGGAAGAGGAAAATAAGCAATATCTAAAAGCTTCGTGGAAGTGTTTAAAAGAAAATCTAAAAGGAATGAAGCAAGAACTTTTTGCAGACGCTTTCAGAATTGCAGTCAAAGGTGAAGGAAATTTCAGAGATACTATCTTTTCTGAGTACAAAGCCAATAGGAAAAAGGCCATAAATCCTATATTTCCTTTTGTGGAGAAGTTGCGGAAAAAATTGGTCGCTGATGGCCACGCTGTACCCTCAGACGGTCGAGAAGCCGACGACTTACTCCGGATATGGGCTGAGGAGCTACGAGCGGAGAATGAGGAATTTATCGTGTGCTCCGTAGACAAAGACTTACTCTGCATCCCTGGTAAACATTACAGGATGCATACAAAGGTCATTGAGGAAGTGTCAGAAGAAATGGCCTTACGAGTTTTTTACGAACAGCTGCTGAAAGGAGACCCTACTGACAACATTCCTGGTCTCCCTCGTGTGGGTGACGTCACTGCAAAGAAGCTCTTGAAAGACTTCAAAACTGAAGAAGCGTTTCAAGAAGTGGTAGTTTCTCAATATTTTCAAATCTACCAGGAACATTGGAAAGAAATGCTAGAACTCAATGGACATTTGTTGTATCTACAGAAACACTTTAATGACAAGTTTGAAGTGGATTCTTGGCCAATTGTGAGCTTCTTCAATGAATAACGGTCATTGGAAATTTCCTGAACAAATGGGAGAAAAGGACTATGTCGGATTTATTTACGTTATTATTGACCGCTACATGGGACATGTCTATCTTGGTAAGAAGGACTATCACTCCTTGCGTGGAAAAAACGAGGGCAAAGAGTCAAACTGGAAACGTTACAGGTCATCCAGCAAATTTTTGAAAAAATTGTGGAACTATAGAGATCTGAAAGAATTTGATTTTATTGTACTTGAACAGTACAAAACTAAAGGTGGTCTACGCTATGCAGAAACATGGTCTTTATGTACAGTAGATGCTCCTCTGTCCACTGTATGGTATAACACACGAATTGAAGGCATATCATTTAAAGTGACGGAAGCTATCACTGAACGGCATAAGCAAAGGCTTCAACTGATAATTAAATGGGCCAAAAGGAGAGCTAATGGGAAAAATAGTTCTTAAAAATCAACCCTGTCCTATCTGTTCCTCCAGTGACGCCGTTCAAGTTTATGAGGACGGTGGCGCTAAATGTTATTCTTGTAATCACTCATTCAAAAAATGGGGAAAGGACGAACTTGGTAATGTAGTAGATAATTTTGAAAGAGTGGAACCAAACATAAGAAAATTAAGAAAACCCAGCATAGAAGAAATTTCAGAACTGACTTCTCAGAGTTTAAGAGATAGAAACATAAGCAAGAAAATCACTGAATTCTACAAAGTGAAAGTATCATACAATGCTGACGGGGAAGTAGATGCTCATTATTATCCTTATTCTGAAACATCCTATCAAGTTAGAAAGCTTCCAAAGACTTTCTACTGGATAAACAGAGAAGCTAGCCATAATCAACTATTTGGTCAAGAGCGTTTTAACGGAGGTGGTAAAAGACTCATCATTACAGAAGGTGTTATTGACGCATTAAGTGTAGCAGAAGCCTCTTATAATCGTTATAAAAAGTTCTATCCCGTAGTAGCCATGACGGCTAGTACAGAGAATAAGCAACTTATTGAAAATCGAAGCTGGATTCGCTCTTTTGACGAAGTAGTTCTTATTCTGGATAATGATGCCGCCGGTGAAAAGGCCACAAAGGAAGCGACCAAAATTATTGGTGCAGACAAAATTAGAATCGCTAAGATGGAAAGAAAAGATCCCAACGAAGTTTTGATAAAAGATGGTTCCACCAAGCTCATGGAGGTTGTATTTGATGCCGCTAGATACACTCCAGCAGGTTTTAAGACAAAAGAAGATCTTTGGGACGCTCTGGTTGAATTGTCTAAGGTAAAGTCCATTCTATATCCTGAATGTATTTCAGGACTAAATGACAAGCTTAAAGGGAGACGTTATGGTGAGATAGCACTTTTTGTAAGTGGTACAGGATGTTTTGCCAAGAACACAGAAATTTTGATGTATAATGGAAGTATTAAGAAGGTACAAGACGTCTCTGTGAATGATCTCGTCATGGGTGATGACAACACCTGCCGTAAAGTAAAGACATTATTTCGTGGTCGTGAGGAAATGAGAAGGGTGATTCTGAAAGATGGCACATCCTTTGAATGTAACAAATCTCACATCATGTCTCTGGTAAATAATGCCGAAACTGGTCGATGGGGACTTACGACGGGTCAAGTGATGGATATAGGACTGGAAACTTATGAAAAGTGGTCATTAAAAAGAAAGCACTTGACAAAGGCCATAAAAAGTGCTAGACTGGAATTCCATAACAAGACTCCTCTTCCAATAGATCCTTATATATTGGGGACACTGTTGGGAGCTAGTTCGGAAAGCTATTACCATGATGACAATGTTGCAATTGTAAACAGACTTAATGAAAAAGGACATGTATGGGAGAAAAACGTATCATTGGTCTACAATAGTAAAGATAAATTGCTCAACAATTTACAACTAACTAATAAGCATATTCCTGAGACGTATCTAACATCAAACATAGAATGTCGTCTACAGTTACTAGCTGGTCTTATTGATACTAATGGCTATTATTGTAGTAAGACTAAAGGTTTTAAATTTTTACAAAAAGAGTTAGGATTGCTTCTTCAAGTGAAGAGATTGTCAGAATCTTTAGGATTTTCAACAAAATTTAGTAAACAAGTAAATAAAAAGGTTGGCAATCGCTATAAACTGTTAATAAATGGTGATTCGTTGGAAGACATTCCTGTAGTGCTGTCTTATAAAAAAGCTGAAACTGGATTACAAAAGAGGGACTCCCACAAATATTCTTTTACCATAGAAGCCCTTCCAGAAGCGGAATATTATGGCTTTGAGGTTGATGGTAATGGTCGTTTTGTCCTTGGAAACTTTGTGATAACTCATAATAGTGGTAAAAGTACAATAATGCGAGAAATAGTTCTCGACGCACTGTTGCTACAAAAGGAAAAAGTAGGAATTATTTCTTTGGAGGAGTCTCCTGAAGAAACAGCTAGAAAGCTAGCAGGAATGTATTTAAATAAGAATACCAGCGACGAGGAAATTCCTCTGGAAACTCTCAGAAAGGGTTTTGATGCACTGTTCTCAGAAGAAAACATCTTACTATTGGATCATCAAGGAAGTCTTGGTGAAGAGTCTCTACTGGAACAGCTGGAATACATGTGTTTGGTGGGCTGTAAAACAATCATCATTGATCATATCACAATTCTTGTATCCGAAGGCGCAGAGCATTTAACAGGAAATGAAGCTCAAGATAAAATAATGAATGACTTACTTCGTCTAGTTAAACGTTATCCTGTGTGGATAGGCCTTGTATCACACCTACGTAAAACAATAGCCGGTAAGAAAGCTTTTGAAGAAGGGGTGATTCCCTCTCTAGACGATATAAAAGGAAGTGGATCTATTAAGCAGATTGCGTTTGATGTAATTGGTTTTGCCAGAAACATGGTGGCAGATGAAATCGACGTTCGAAATACTATCAAAATGCGAGTGCTTAAAAGTCGCTATACAGGTATGACCGGTAATGTGGACGCTTCATACTATGATGAAAAGACAGGACGCCTTTCTCGTCGCTATAATAGTGACGACTTTGAATTGGAGTTATAATGCGTAAGGACGATTTACCAAATATCAAAATTCCCTGGAGTACTATAGGATATTTGGTGTACAAAAGAACTTATTCTCGACGTATGGGGGAGGTTACTGAAGAGTATCCTGATACAGTTCTTAGAATGATTAACGCGGCCAAAGAACAGTTTGGCTGTAATTTTACTAGAGATGAAGAGAAAAGACTGGCTGGATATATGTTACAATTTAAAGGAATGCCTGCTGGTCGATATCTATGGCAGGCTGGAACTCCTGTAGTAGATAGATTTGGTCTTGCCAGCCTCCAAAACTGTGCTTTTTGTGTGGTAGATCATCCTATAAGACCTTTTACCTGGGCAATGGATATGTTAGCTCTAGGTTCAGGTGTAGGATACAACATACAAAGAGAGTTCATTGAACAGATTCCAAAAGTGAAAAATTGGTTTGAACCTCCAAAAAGAATAAATAATGCCGGAGCGGATTTTATCGTACCAGATTCTAGGGAAGGTTGGGTAAGACTTTTGGGTAAAACCCTGAAAGCCGCTTTCCTCAGTCATTCAAAAGATAAAGGCAGCTTCACGTATAGTACTCAATTGGTTCGTCAAAAAGGAGAGCCTATTAAAGGGTTTGGAGGAACAGCTTCAGGTGATCAGGATCTAATATGGGGAATCAATGAAATAAGTAAATTACTGGTGAGACGTAAAGGAAAGAAGATCAAACCGATTGATGCTCTAGATATAATGAATATAATAGGCTTTATTATCGTTGCAGGAAATGTTCGTAGAAGTGCTCAGATTGCTCTAGGTGACCCCGATGATGTAGAATATCTCTTGGCAAAACGTTGGGACATGGGAAACATCCCAAAATGGAGAGCTATGAGTAATAACAGTGTTGTCTGCAATGAAATCAGTGAATTACATGATTATTTCTGGGAAGGCTACAAAGGCAATTCAGAACCATATGGTCTTGTAAATTTAGAGCTTTCTCGTGAAATGGGACGCCTGGGGGATGATGAATATAAAGATCCTGATGTAATGGGAGTGAACCCTTATTGCATAGGGGCTTGAGAGAGTAATCTCGCTTGAAAAGCTACTTAATAACAGGGGAAGTCCCACTGGGATAATCCTGTGTCAACCCGCTATGGGAGATGCAACGACTATGACTAAAGATCTGAAAAAACGCCTGTATGCTTTTGCAATGTTTGATGGTTGTTTAATTAAGCAATCAAACAAAACAAATGCAAGTTTAATAGTCAAAATGTTACAAGATAATGAAGACTATATAGACAAAGTTATTACAGCGCTGGAAGAAGTACCTGTAGGCTATAAAAAAACTATGTCTGCTATTAATGATAAGGAAGATTACAAGCATAAACAACAAACACGTCTTCAGTCATATTCACATCCAGTATTTACAAAAATACGAAATAGAATTTATATTGAAGGACGAAAAGTTGTAGATCCTCACATGTTAACTTTAATGGATGAAGAAATGCTGGCCATAATGCTGATGACTAGCGGTAGTAGAACTATGGATAAACGACGAGTTAACGCTTGTTCTACATACCGTCTACATTTGAACAATCTTTCTTATGGAGATTTGATGTTGATAAAAACCTGTATAAAAAAGGTATTCAACATGGAAACAAATATTCGTAAGAAAGGACTTAAATATGATCTAGTCATTCCAACATTTCATTCATGTCTATTTGAGGAAATTGTATCCCCTTTCATTCTTCCATCATTTCAGTACAAAGTCGGACGGTAGCCTCCACAGTTATGTGGATGATGATATAGTCTGAACTATATGGTAACATATAGAGATTGTTTGAAAGAGCAATCCACTGAAAAGTGTAACAAAATGTGTGCTGAACAGACGCTTGAAAACTATGAGACCTGTGCTTTGGGAGAAATTTTTTTACCGAATATTAAAAGTGATGATGAGTTCAAGGATGTTTTAACCTTGAATTATCGGTTAATTAAACACTCTCTCATGCTCCCTTCTCACCATCCTGAGACTCAAGAAGCTGTTCACAGAAATATGAGAATGGGTCTTGGTCTTACAGGATTGGCGCAATCTACAAAAGAACAACTAAGCTGGCTGCCTGACGCTTACGAATTCTTGAGGGAATATGATGAAAAGTATTCTGATGTATATGGTATGCCGACAAGTATTAAATTGACCACCACCAAACCATCAGGCACCCTCTCACTGTTGCCAGGAGTAACTCCGGGAATTCATCCCGCTTTTGCTAAGTATATGATTAGACGCATCACTATTGCCACAGAACACCCTCTAGTTGAAATATGTCGAAAAGCAGGCTACCTTATGGAATATAAGCGTAATTTCGATGGTAGTTTGGATCGAGGAAGTCTTATTATAAGCTTTCCTTATTCTTACTCAGACGGTACGATTCTGGCTGAAAGTATGTCTGCTATCGATCAATTGGAATTTATTAGATTGATACAAACAATTTGGTCAGATAATTCGGTGTCTTGCACAGTATACTATGAAGCGAGTGAGGTGTCAAATATCCGTAAATATTTGGAAGAAAATTACCTTCGCTCATTTAAAAGTTTATCCTTCTTATTAAGACAGGAGAACGGTTTCGATCAACAACCCTACGAAGCCATAAGCAAAGAAGAGTTCGACGCTTTAGTAGCTTCCACCACACCTATTCATGAGATTACCACAGAAGTACAGTTTGAAGGTGGTGAGGAGTGTGAAGCGGGACACTGTCCAATTCGTTAATTACAATTCATAAGTGCTCGCTACCATAGGAGCACTCTAACCTTACAGGAGGTAGTATGCACAACTATGAGACATATTTAAGAAATTTAATGTGTAAAGGTTATTGCAAGATGAGAGCCATGTTAATAACGATGACGCTATTTAATCTAACTGCCGAGGAAATTCTGAAGACTGATAATAGAGTGAATAGCAGCAAGGAAGCGCTGGGTTATCGTCCTAATTATAATTATGTGGGGAAGATTCAAAAGAAAATTTGGGATATTGAGGAAAGATAGTATGAAAATAATACGTATTTGTTGGGAAGATATGGTGGGAAAGATTTTAAAAATTCGGCGATTTACATCAGAGGATCTCACTATTATTGTTGGGTTTGAAGAAGCCACAGGTAATTATTACGTACTTGAAGAAATTTCTAAAAGTGTTATAGACCTGTCATACTGAAAGGAAGAATATGATCATTGCTGTTGACTTTGACGGGACAATCTGTAAACAAAAATGGCCTGAAATAGGCGAACCCGTGCCGGGTGCTATTGAAGGACTGAAGAAGCTCCTTTCAGATGGACACTTGCTAATCTTATACACTCTCAGAAATGGGCCGTCTCTTGTGGAAGCTCTGGATTACTTGAACAGACACGAAATTTCTTTATGGGGTATCAACGATAATCCTAGACAGAAACACTGGTCAGCCAGCAAGAAGATTCATGCTCACGTATATATTGATGATGCTGCGTATGGTTGTCCCTTAGTGTATCCTGAAGGAACATCTATGCCATATGTAGA